CCGCATCGGTAAGTATGCTGGTGCTCAATATGATAAGTATGCTATTGATGACCACCTGAACGACGGCAAAACACTAGGTGAAGTGTTACTAAATGCTGAGCAATTAAGCGTTATGGGAGTAGCTGATCTTAAAACGCTACTCTACGAATTTCGAACACAGTACGCATTCTTTAATGGCGATGTTATTCGCTTACATGATGGCCATGGGTTTGCGTATAGTAAAGCTAAGATCGATGCTGGCCATTTACGGTATCAGTTTACGAATGCACAAGGACAGGTCAGAAACACGGACTTGTTGGATGAGTATAAAGCTTGGCCAAAGAAACTAAACCTAAAAGCTATAGATGTATACCCTGAATACCAAGGTTATACCATCACACCAGATGGCGCCTACAATCTACTAAAGGATTGGCGGTATGCACCAATGGACGGTGATGTAGAAGCTTATTTAGACTTTTGTAAATACTTCTTTCGCGACCTGCCAGAGTTCGAAGACTTCTTTCACAATTGGGTTGCACAAATCGTACAAAAGCCATGGGCCAAGAACTTTACCTCAATCATCTTTGCATCTAGTCTAGAAGGCGTAGGCAAGTCAGCTTTGGCTGAGTTCATAGCTACTATGATGGGCATCGGCTTTAACTGGCCTGCAGGCATTTGTGGACCTGATGAGATCTTTAAAGAAAAGAATGATGTACTGAGTGGCAAACTACTGGTAGTGGTTAACGAACCTAGCAGTGACCGTGACGACCACCAGAAGACACTCAAACACTTGGTCACATCCGACTTTATTAACATTGATAAGAAGTACGGCCTGAAGTACACGACTAGGAACTACATTAATCTGATTCTGACCACCAATGCCTCATATGTGACCAAAATGAGCAAGAATAGCCGTAGAGATGCCATCTACATGCCTAAAACACTGACCAGAGAAGAAGGCGCTATGCGGTATAAAACTCTTGAGCACTGGGCTAAGCACGAACACGGCTACTCTAAGGTCTTAAACTGGTACATGTGCCGTAACATAGATGACTACAGCTCTACAGCGGCAGCGCCAACATCAGCCCACAAAGATGAAGCAGTCCGCATGAGTCAAACTAGTATTGAGGACTTTGCTGATGAGCTCTATGAGATCATTGAAAATGAGATGCATGGCATTGCGGCATTTAGGCCTAGTCAGATAGAGACATTGGCTGAAGCTCTTAGTGGTCTAAAGAATGTGAAGGCCAAAGCTTTGGTCTATGCCTTTAGCAAGATAGGCGAAGTTGACATGTCTGCAATTGTGAAAATAGATGGCATTGCCACTAGATTCCATGTTTATGTGACCAAAAGTGGAAGTTACAAAAATAAGGTTACAAAACTGCAGGAGGTAGTTTCGAACACTAAAGACATGGTGAATAAGAGGCTCAGCCTTGGCTAAAGTGGTCGTTTTTGTAACTTGTAACCTTTTTGTAACCTTTTTGTAACGTGGTTGCGGAGTATACTGAGTATATGTTCTGTGTTCTGAGTTACAAAGGTTACATTATTCTTATATAAATTAAATTATGTATATGTATGTCGTATAAAAGAGTCTGCAGCACTTTGTAACCTTTTTTGTAACCTGACCAATAGAAAGTGTGTAGAATTGCCATCATGACAGAAGAAAAGAAAATCGGTAGACCTACGAAATATGATCCGGCGTATTGTCAGATCGCGATAGAGCTCGGACGGCAGGGCAAGAGCCGTGAGTCGATTGCGGCAAACTTAAATGTAAGCTGGAATACACTCAACATATGGGCTGATGCTCATCCAGAGTTTATGGAGGCCTTGAACAATGCCAAGACCTTAGAGCAGGATTACTGGGAAGATCTAGGCCTCCGCTACATCGTAGAGGCTCCTGGAGGATCCAAACTTAATTCGGCGGTCTGGGGCAGATCAATGGCTGCTCGGTTTCCACAAAAGTGGCGCGATAATTCTAAGATGGAAGTTGTGGGCAAGGACAACGGCGCAATACAGGTCGATGTAGTCCATGACTTTTCGCAAGGCTTATTGAATGATTTGCTAGCTACTAGACAAGACGATGCCGATAAAGAGTGAGACAGCACTAGAATTTGCTGAAAAGCTAAAAAACAATAAGCAGATCAATCACTTACCGCCGGAATATCAAGCGGCGTTCAAAGCACGTGCTATCTGGCTACACATAGCTAACAATCATCAGCTACCGCCAGGTGGCGAGTGGTGGGACATTTGGCTTTTGTTGGCAGGCCGTGGTGCCGGGAAAACACGTTGTGCCGCTGAGTGGGCTTGGTGGGAAGCGTGGAATACGAAGACTCCAGTTCGTCTACTCGTCTCAGCGCCGACGTTCGGTGACTTACGAGACGTTTGCTTTGAGGGTGATTCCGGGCTGCTTAACGTAATGCCAACCAGCCTCATCAAGAACTATTCCAAGTCCGTGACTGAGCTAGAGCTGATCAATGGATCGCTCATCAAAGGCATTGCAGCGTCTGAACCGGAACGCTTTCGTGGTCCACAGTTTCACGGTGGCTGGCTTGACGAGCTTGCCGCTTGGATGTACCTTGACGATGCATGGGACATGATTCAGTTCGGCATGCGCTTAGGTCAACACCCTCGGCTGATCTGTACATCGACGCCAAAGCCAAAGCCTCGAGTCATGGAGCTCATTGCTCGAGATGGTGATGACGTAGCTTACACAACGGCAACTACGTATGATAACATCATGAATTTGGCGCCTACATTCCAGAAGCAGATTCTTCAGTATGAGGGCACTTCCATCGGCCGCCAAGAGATTTACGCCGAGATCATCGACCCTGAAGAGTCTGGCATCATCAAGCGTAACTGGTTTAGGCTTTGGAACAATGACAAACCATTGCCACAATTTCAGTATGTGGTGCAATCGTATGATTGCGCTACGTCCGACAAGACAAAGAATGACCCAACCGCATGCTCTGTTTGGGGTGTCTTTAAACCCAGCGATGACAAGCCAATGTCCGTGATGCTGATCGACTGCTGGACTGAGCACATGCAATACCCAGAGCTAAGACCAAGAGTCGTAGAAGAGTATGCCTCGATCTATGGCGATGAGGACGAATGGGGTCATGGCAAGAAGGTCGACCTAGTGCTGATCGAGGATAAGTCGGCCGGTATTTCCCTGATCCAAGACTTACAGCGTGCCGGCTTGCCTGTCCGTGCTTACAACCCTGGCATGGCCGACAAGACACAACGGCTCAACATAGTCAGTCCTATCATAGCTAAGGGCTTGGTCTACATACCTGAGTCTACGGTCAAAAAAGGAGTGCCAAGAGACTGGGTTGAACCGCTGTTGAATCAGATCTGTGCGTTCCCTGAAGTCCGACATGACGATTTGGTCGACACAACCAGCCAAGCACTACGTATTCTTCGTGACATGGGCTTCTTAACCGTTGACTACATAGCAGACGATAGCGACATGTATGTCGATGAAACTAAACCAAAGTATGTGAACCCTTATGCGGTTTGACAGTATAATCGGCTAAAGAACGGAGAGTCGATTCATGCCCTATGATGAGCTAGGCAATTACATCCCTTATGATACTTTGACCTTGGACGAAATGCGATATGCGTTATTGCATTCAGGTCAAAAAGCACCGCCTCCTGGTTACGAATACGCTAAGCCTGGGAGAATGCCTTTAAGACCTGACGGCTCGGATGTGCCGATGCTGCCTGAGGAAGTGGCAAGGACTTTAGTTCGTACTCCGCCGCCTGAGCCTAAGAAGCCGTATTCCACCGCAACTAACGTGCCACAAGCCATAGCCGATCGTCTTGGCATGAGTGCTATTCCTCAAGCAGCGTTACAGATCGCAACCGGGTTCCCAGCTGAAGTTGCTAAGGGCATGGGTTACCCTGAAACTTCGAAGGCGATCGCCAATTTTGGTCGACCAACGTCTGAGTACGCCAACGCGATCAATGAAGCTTTGGCCGTTGCTCCTCAGAAAATCACCGGTTCGCACATGGGCTTTGGTCCATTACCTGAGACATGGATCTCTGGACTAGGTAACTTATCGCCTAACGATGCTCGAGTGCTAGCCAAGCAGAATATAGAGCGTGCTCGTGAACTTAGAGCTATTCCTGAAGACTTTCGTAATGCACAAGCCGGGTTTCAAAGAGAATCCGCACTTGGTGGCAACACATATGGTGGCAATCTACAAAGAGCCGCTGATGATATTGGTGATGTATTAGCAAGGAACCAAGCACGTAGATCCGAGTATGCAACACCGATGTCAGGGTCGGTCGAAGTCTTTGGCAACTTAGTACCTGACACAGCGATGTATGCTGTTCGACCTAACAAGTCCGGTAGCCAAGTCATTCGTGAAGTGCCAACGCCTCTGAACCCAGCTTATAGCGTTACAGGCGAGTCAAGACTGTCTGAAGATCTGACTGACATTGTGGATATGCCACAACCAAGAGAACGAGATGATAAGTCTTATCAGCATCTTAATCAGTTCACGAACTTTGTGCCAGGTGACTTTAATAAGTCGGCAAAGGACATGTTCCATGAATTTATTCAGCCAGCTTTAGCTCAAGAATTTCCTGGTACTCCAACGGCTGATCATAGCCGTGCAATTCATGCAAAGTATGGCAATAATGCAAATGAGTGGTACAAAAAGCAGCTAGAAGCATTTGCATTGACACCGGAAGCTAAGTTACACAATGAAAAAGCTTTCCAAGTTGCGATGTCAGACCCAGACATTCCGGACCCATTTGAGTTTCTTAAAGACGTATTAATCATCCCACCTAGTGCTCATTTTGCAAGTAAGAAAGCATCTGATGCATGGGTTATGAACAACCTACAAAACTACTTGGTTGAGCATCTTGGAACACCTGGTGACCCAGCACTAAAAGTTGTTGCTGAGACAGGTAGAGCAGGGTTAGACCCTTCAAAGCTAGAACAAATTGTAGGCAACCAGCGCTTAGCTGATGAAGCCCGAGACTTGCGTACAAGAGCAGGCATGCCAGCAGAAGGCACATACGAGCGTGAGCTGAATAAGTATTTTGACTTATTGCCTCAGCAAAATATGGTCATTCAAATGCTTCAAGACAAAGAGAATGAGCTAATCAGTGCCAACCCCGGTGTTCGACCACAAGATATTCCTGGTTGGAAAGAGGCTCGCAAGGAAGTCGTACAAGCTACCAAGCGCAAAGATGAGACAGCTGCGAAATTAGAAAATCTAAGAGTTGCACAAGCTCTTGAAAACTACAATGACACGCAAGTCAAAATAGCGAACGAAAAAGACTTCACTGAGAATCTTGAGCCGTACTTTAAAGAGCGGTTTCCAATGCTCCCTACAAACAAGGACGTTGCATTCCAAATGCGTGTGCCTGCTCAGTTCCGTGAGCTTGCTAAAGATACTCAAAATCGTCTTGCTATTTCCGGAGCGCCAGGCATTAAGAACATAGTAAAACCTGAAGACATTGGTAGCTATTCCGTGCCTAAAGCCGTACAAATCCGCGCTGAGATGATGATGCAACGCGAAAAGATGACTGCAAAAGCAGCTAAAGCCAATGAGCAAAAGCTGATGACACACATTAAATCTCGCATGGATACTATGCCACAAGATGGCACATTCGGCCCTGCAACCGTGGGTCGTATCGGCGCTGGACTTGGGTCTGATCAAGTTAAGGCCGACTTATCCGACATTACGTATTGGATGGACCATTGTATTGGTCGTGGTGGCAGCCCTTCTAGCAAGACATTGTCACCATTTGCGCTAATGCTTGGCGCTGATAACGCGCCTTCACGTGGCAAGTATCGTCAATATCAGCCCTCAGTACTAAGTCACTTAGGCAATAGAGTGCCGCCTGGTTCATCAGGTGCAATGACAAGCTACATGAACGACGTTATGAGTGGCTCATCACAGATCATAGACTTCCGTGATACAGCTACTGGCATTCCATATGCAACGCTAAACTTAAAACCGTCTAATAATGACAAGAGCAAATTCCGAATTGGTGAGTTCTATGGTTATCAAGACGGCAAAGTGCAAGGCCCTATGGTTCCAGGCCGTGGTCGTGAGTATACCGCTGAAGAAATTCAACCGTATCGCCAAGCAGTTGCTGATTGGGCAAACAGCCAAGCCGATTCTTTAGTGCCTACATCAGGTGACTACTTAATTGACCATGCAGACGTCTATGACTTAGAGTATTCGGACCATAGAAACAGTTTGGCAAGGCAGCTTGGCGTTAACGTTAAAGAAGCCAAAGAAATGGCTTATACTATGGGCAAGCGCTTTGTCACAGGCGATGAAGCCAAGGCAATTTGGAAAGCAGAGCAAGAGGCGCCTAAGGACACGGTTGATAGTTTAAGAGATCGTCGTGATGAGCTAGCCATTGAGCTTAGAGAAGCTGAAGACCCAGATAGCAGCTACGGTGAAGATGCATTAGACGATCTCCGCAATTCAATTACAGATCTAGACAATCGTATTGCTGCCATGGAGAATCGCCCACCTATTGGTGCAAGAGCAGTTGCACAAACAGTCCAATTGATGCCTGACTGGAACCGAATGGTTAATGAAATTCGTGAAGACACTCGTACTCAGCTAGATGCAGATGATGCAGCAGCAATGGCTAATGCAATTGAGGAAACACAGAATCTATTTACATTTAGTCAGCAACCGCATGAGTTTGTAGCCGAGCTTGAAAGACGTGCAGATCAATTTGAGAATAACAATGAGAACCGCGAAGAAGTTGCTAGAGCAATTCGTAATGTAGCCATGGGCTATGATAGTCAGATTATTAATGAGCCTGCTACTGGAATAACGCCTGAGACTATTAATGCATTAGCCAATAACATTGTGGTTCGTAATGCAGCATTCCGTGATCAGACAACAGCAAATATAGTTAATGCAATTGAAGACCAGCTATTACCATCTTTCCAGCGGTTTAATCCTGTAATTCCAGGTGACAGACAAGAGCTTGAAAGACAACTTAGTTTTTTCCAAAATAGACCACTTGACCAGGATCTAGGCACACGGATTGAAAGCTACATTGCTAGTAACCCACTCTATGAGAATAGAATTCGTGAACGTATTGCGGATTTTATGATTGACCAGATTCAGCAGCATCTTGGTAATAGGCCACAAGCACCACAAGGTGAGGATTTAGACACACAGTTATTTGGCATAACTAATCGTATTCGTGAAAACTATGGCGATACGTTTGCTAATGTGGTGGACTTTGTTGTTGCCAGTGCAACTGATGAAGCAGGTAGTATTAATGATAACCCACGTCAATGGATTGGTGCATTTCAACGAGACACACTAAATTATCGAGATGAAGTTCGTCAAGCATTAGATGATGTAGTAAATCAATTGGAAACAGCATATGCTGCTCAAACACAGCCTGCCGCTCAACTTCCTGCCGCTGTACCAGAAAGAGCCGGTGCCGATAGCGTAGCACCTTTGGTTAGAAATGCATTAAACGCGCTGCCTAACCTTAGAGACAATGCATTTGTTACAGAAATAGTTGCACAGCAAGTCGTTGATCTGTCAGGCCAAGTAAACTTTGGTCAACGCCCTCAAGACTTTATACAGCAACTTAGTAATCGTGCACAAATGCTTGAAGAAACGCCAGGTAATGGGGAAACAAACGTTGATGACAACATAGAAGCTGCTCGTCAGATGCGAATGCTGTCAAATAGTCTTAGTGCACAAGCACCTGCCGCTCAAGTCCCTGCTGTAGCAATCGGTGATGCATATGCAACTGTTCAAAGAGCAATTCAGCCTTTAATTGAAGGCGAGCATATTGTTGCTTTAGAGCCGATTGCCGAAGGTATTATGGGAAATCGTAATGGCGTCTATGCAGATCTTACTGATGCTCAGCGTTTAAACTTAAGACAGCAGATCTATGATGCAATGGATCGTGTTCGTGTAAACCAAGAGCCTGCGCCATTAACTGACATTGTTGCAATGGACATGAACCGCATTCGCGACAACTACGGCCAAGAAGTCTACGATGACGTTGACGGAGTCTTAACGGCAATTAATGATGACTATGATCTTGATACTGACCCTGCTTTATTTATTGAGCGTATACGACGTCAAGAAGACATGAACCGTGTGCGCGGTGATGTTGAAATGAGAAACATTTATAACAACCTTGCAACTCAGTTAACTAACACTCTTCGTGAAAACAATGCAATAGCTGATGCTCGTCGTAGAGCAAGGAACAATGTACCGGCATTAGCTAACCCAGACGCGCCTATTACAGATAATGAGCTACAAACTGTTGATCGTAGTTTAAGAGACCCACTATCTACTGCCATGGCTAGTCCTCCTCGAATCTTTGATGCGTATAATGCAGCCATTCAAGACATTAATCGTAATGACACGCCTGAAGATGCTTTAAGACATTTATCAGTTGTGCGAGGCATTTTGCTTGACCCAGATACTGATCTTCAAGCAAGCTTTGGTCTTCAAGAGCCTGCAGACCGAGAAAGACTAGATGCTTTGATTAGAAGACATGGCGATGCAATTCGTCAACTTGCTGAACGTGATCAAGAACCTGACGAGCAAGGCCTCGTTCTAGAGGACGACCAATTAGATGATATAGCATCGGATTATCTAAATAGCTTGGATAATCCTACGATACAATTAATTCGTCAAGAAGCTGATGACATGCGAAACGGCATGATCGATCTCCCTGAATTTAGAGATTTAACACAAGATCGGCGTGAAGAAGCTCAGAATGCGATTGCTATGCGTATGGATCAGTATTCTGACATGATGGGTGACATGAACATACAGGAAACTGCTCAAGCGCCTGCTTTACCTACGCCAGCAAGTCAAATACGTATAGAGCGAGATGCCATTAATGATGCTACAAGGTGGCCACGTTTCTGGTTTGCTCGTTACCCTGATATACCTAATGATGTGGTTTATGAAGTTATTTCAAGACTTAATCGACAGCACAGACCTGAAGATTTTGCAGGCATGAGAGAAAATGCAGTTGATGCAAACCCTAGAACTATTTTTAGAGATCTAAATCCTGTTCAGCGTCGTCAAGCAGCTGCAATGATCGATGATATTGGTAATTTCTATCAAAACAGATTGCAACGTACAGACAATCAGACAGAGCAATTGGCACAAGGGCAGTATAATAACGCTACAGAAGCATTTAATGGCTTATTAGCAGCTAATAACAATTTCATGTTGCCTACTCCAGAAGAGGGTCTTAACACATTGAGAGCATTGCCACAATTGCTAGGTCGTGAAAACTTAAGAGAACATTTTGGTACTACACAGCTCTCACAACGTCAACGCCAAGAGCTTGAACAACATATCAATGAACTGATTCGTCAACGTACTGAAAACCCGCAACTTCCTCCTCCTGAAGGTCATAAACGTGGTGGTTATATCAAGAAGAAGAAAATGAGCGACGGCGGTAAAGTTGAGCCAAGTGCTCCGTCTTCTAGTGTTAATGATCAAAGCAAACCAGTTACGCCAATTAAGCCGATTCAGAACCCTGATGCACCAGAGTTTAGAGACATATTGAACCGTGAACGTGCTAATCGAAGCAATGTAAGCG